TAACGGCTGCTGTCATGCCTGTTGATGTCTTTGCATCCTGGGCAATACGATACGCTTGTATAAGCCCTTTGACAGACATTTCGCGTGTCCAGAGTTGCTTCTCAACAACCATAGACTTCAATTCATCGACTCTTGCCCTAATCTTGCCGTCACTCATCAAGATAGAAGCCTTGGAATAAACAGTGCTATCCTTCATTCTTTCGGCATCATAAGCCACGCGATAAGCATCAGCTTGCCCCATCCCGTCAGCTATCGCCTGAGCGAATGCTTCCTGCTTTGCTGTGAGTTTTATGTCAGGCATTGAAAAAATCTCTTTACTTTGTTTTTGATACGATTAATTCATTAATAACACAAGGAGCCAAGCAATGACAAATTTAGATACTCGCCAGACATACTGCTTAGAAAATGCAATCTACTTTACCGCCATTCGTGGGCGCAGACCCATCAGTCGCACTCGTATGCAGTTTGATACTATCGACGAAGCTAAAGAATATGCAATGCAATTTGGTGATGGCTGCACTATGATCTATGCTGTCACTGCTAAGGGTAGCTCCGATCATATTATTAACGCTTAACCTTCTTAAGCTTCATTCCATATTCATTAGGTGTGTTTGATATTACGAGATCGTCGCGCCTTATAAGTTTCTGTGTTTTGAATGGTCGATAATTTACATCGTGATGGATTCTGTTGAACTTATGCACGACGGTGCAATATTCTGGATAAACATCTGCGAGCATTTTAGATTTAGCTAAAGTCCCAGTGTCAGCGTATTTTTGTCCGCTTTGAACCTTGCCTTCAGCGTGATAAAATTCTGCCGTATTGCCACCCTTTAAAACTTGCGTTCCCATCTTTCCCTGCAAGAACGCATTAAATTGAATTGTGCACCATCCAGATGTCAGCATATCAAGCGACAAAATAGTATCTTCGTTATAACGCCCCCTCCATCTGAACCCAGTGTCATTGCGTATCAGATTGCAAGAGTAAATTCTTGTATTGGTGATAAATGGTGGAAGCGCACTAGCTCCAAAAGCAAACATACTATAATTTGGGCCAGCCATTGCTACGTTTTTATATCGCAGCACAAAATCTTCCATAACACGCCAGAATGATGCTGCGAGAACTTTTATCCGTGCTTTGTTATGCATCCGCATAAAAGATTGTAGATTATCATCCATAACCCAGTGCCATTTATGACCATTTTCTATAGAATGATCCCATGCAAAGTTTCGTGCTGGTCCAGGCCCTGTGCTTTTCGTCAATCCGAGATTGTCGCAGGTTTCATATTTATCTTTATATGTCATATCGAGCGGCAAGATTGTTGCTCTCAATTTCATATCTCTTACGGATTTTTCGTAATCATCAACTTGCTGAGGCTCAACCACTACAAAATGATCTACTTCCATTGAAGTAAGAGCCTTGCTGGTTATCATATACTCACTTCGTCCTTTGCTTGGTATGTACAAAGGGAATTGCGGGTAATTATTATTCATCTTCTGCCCAACGCAACGATTCAAGGTCTCTGCGCTCTTTCTCTGGAAACCAGATTGATTTAGTTTTGCCCGTATCAGATTGACCGATTATGCTAAAAAATTCTGCGACATCATCTGGCGTATCAAAGCTTACAATGACTTTTCGAAAGCAAGGATCTTCATCTTCAAATTCAGGCATTCCCTGCCATTCTTCGTCAGCGTCGGTTTTTCCATCTTCTTTTTCAAGGAATAAAGCAGAAAGCTCCGCATCTGAAAAGGCTAATAGATCAATATTAAAGTCATCTAATTTTAAATTGTCGATCTCTGCTTTTAGCATATCAGAATCCCACCCTGCATTTAACGCAAGTTGATTGTCTGCTATCACTAGGGCGCGTTGCTGCGCCTTGTTTAGGTGATCGAGAACAATAACTGGCACTTCTTCCATGTCCAGCTTCCGTGCAGCCATCAATCGGCCATGCCCAGCAATAATGCTGTTATCTCCCGACACTAGGATTGGGTTCGTCCAGCCAAACTCTTTGATGCTTGCCGCTATCTGCGCCACCTGTGCATCGCTATGCGTTCTGCTGTTGGCTGCGTATGGAATCAGCTTTGCAACACTGCGTTGCTCAATCTTAAGTGCCTCAATCATGTCTTTCGCTTTCGTGTTCACATAGCTTGGCAAGGTAGTGCTGTGCTTTATATAAATCCTCAATGCCGTTCTTTTCACGATAGCGGGATAAATACTTTATGCAATTACCCTGCAAATAACCTGAGAAAGCTTCTGGCGACATCCAGGACTCCATTGCTTCCCAGGGCTGAACGCTCTTTGATGCGTAATGGTCTCCGCCGACCTGGTGTGAATTAATATTCTCCATCTTCGTCCTCCCCATATCCAAACGGGTCATATCCCTTCAGCATAGCATCGACTGCCACCATGATAGGCCCAGTGATACGCACCTTGCCAGCTTCCATCTTGCGTATAGTTGTGCCGCCATTGTCTGGTGATAGGCGGAGAGCGTCCGCCATCTCGTTTACGCTGTAGCCCATGTAGGCTCTAGCTAGTTTAAGCTTTGCTGGCGTCATGATTCTTCCATCTCTGCTATCCCTGCCATCTTCTGCAATGAGTGAACAATGGTGCTGTGATCGCGCTGCATAATCCGTCCTATCTCTGTGGTGGAATAACCTTTTCCTCGCATTCTTACAACGCATTTGCGTCTTACTTCTACTAGTGGCTTCACTTTGCTTTTGCCTAGAATGTCTTCAACTGTGTAACCATGTAACTCTGCTATGGCATCTATCTCTGCTAGGTTGCGTTCCCTAGGTGTCATTATTTATTCCATTTCCAATTTGCATATATGCCTTCTGCTGGTCTGCTGACTTCAACCTCCACGCAGTTTACCAAGGTAGCAATCTCACGGGCAATATCTTCGCCCCATGCTAAATGCTCTGGCAGTTCGCTGTGATCATATCGAGCAAGCATTGTATTCAGCGATGCTTGCATCAGTCGTGCATCGAGGCGATGTTTATTTCTGAACCAAGCTTTTACATACCAAGTGTGGCCATGCCACTTTCCCTCTGGGCTTTTGTGCGTTGCCGAAAAGTGTCCAGAAACGCCAGTTAGCATTTCACCACAATCCCAGTTGCTCTGCCTGTCGAACAATATTGTTTTCGGATTCTCCCCTGGCTGCGCTTCTGCTTCGTTGGAGGTCTCGCAAGATTTTGCCAGTCCAATTTCCTCGCTCAAGTTTGTCTGCGTAGGCAATCCGCCCTGCATATCTTTCGGGGATGGGCCAGAGTTTATGGTCATATAAATGTCCGTTCTGCGCTAAGCTTGTGCTGTCCGCACTTTGAAATGGAAATTCTCTCGCAACCATTACGCCGCGCATCATGTGAATGTTGGGCCATTGATTGCCTAAAACCTTTTGAACCTCGTCCATACGACGAAACCACGCTTCGCAGCCAACTGTGGAATCTTTGCCCTGACCTGTCCAGCCCAAGCAAACTCGTTCGTATTTGTCGCAAAGACGCAAGAGTCGATCCAGTGGATTGTCCATATGCCAAAGCGGAGCGCCCCATTGACCAAAAGGCCAATCGTTGAGAAGACCATCGTTTATTTGAGATGGTGCTCCAGGACTGTCTGGAATCACTGCCCAACGCCCTGTTTGCAGTCGAGGCTCTAGCCACTTGTAATATGGTTGCCAATCCCGATCCTCTGCCCAATCCTGACCAGCTCTTAATGCGGCTTGCCAGAATGAGAACGCGCCATTGTCGAAACATTACGGCAGGGCTGATTGCCTCTACCACCTCCACATCATCAGGGCGGTAAAAGCTAACGCAAAAGGCGCGACCAGCCATCTGTTGCAATGCGGCGCGTGGCGTCATTGGCGTTCCGTGATAGATGGTTGGCTCCATCATCAGTTTCCCATCAATTCGTTGCTACGCATTTCTTCGTAACGGTAATCCGCTTTGTTTGCGCCAGCGTCATCCTCAAACTCAAACGCCAGTTCCTGCAATGTGCCAGCAGGGTCTTCGTCATAATGAACGATTGCTGTCAGAAGTTCAATCTCTTGCGTTTCGCTAATGCCGAAAGCGTTGCCATTAAAAGTCATAGCGTAGCGTGATTGACGCCATTCTGCTTTCTGGCGCTTATGCTCTGCGGTGTAAGCGTTTAGTGCGTCGATAGCGTCTTGCGCTAGTTGTGTCAGGTTCTTTCTCATGCGTCTTGCTCCACAAAGTCAGGGCATAGCAATGCCTGTGTTACGATGGCGGCAGCGCAATCTTCGGCGCTTGCATAGCGTTCTGTAAATTCACGGCCCAGCGCATCAGCGCAAGCATCTAAAAGAATGTTGCTTGTGATGATGTATTGGCGGGGATCGGCGCACGTTTCAAACGGGCCAGCGCGAAGCTGCTTTGTGAGCAGTCCGTCAATGCGTTCAAAGGTGGATAGTGTAATTGTCATTGTCAGTCTCCTTGTTGGCGGGATAATTCCCTTGCTGATGCCTCCTTATACAAATCTCCGTTTGCCCTGTCAAGCACCTTTTTCATTATTATTTATTATGAAAAAAGCTCTTGACATAAATATTGGCTTCTGCTATATAATGTTCATCAGCAAGAAACACCTTGTTGATGGGGCCTCGTCCCGCTCTTTGACAATTTGGAGAATGAAATGAAATATCTGACAGCAGAATATGTTCGCGCAGCCGCCGCTAAAGACAAGCGTATCGAATCGGTTGAGTGGGACGAAATGGGCAAGGCCCTAGTTTGGCTTGAAGAAGGCTTTACCTGGTGTGCATTGGATGGCAATCGTTCCATCGAAGGTTTCATCATTGCCGAGCCTAACAGC